GAGAGAGTGAGCCAGTTGGAGAATCAATTGAACAACCAACAAACAAAATTGAGAGAATGTCGTTTCATTGCGCCATCTCTTGAGGAGGTCGCCGATTACTTTCTCGAACGTATGCCAACTGCCAACTCCGAAGATGCGCTCCATTTCGCAGATGTTTTTATCAGTCATTACACCAACACAGGTTGGAAGTACGGAAAGAATAAAATGAAAGACTGGAAGGCAGCAGTGAGATCAGCTTGGGACTTAACTAAATTTGTAACAACTAAAAACAATCACAATGACACAATTGGTCGTATACAACGAGATAGCCTACAACAGTGGGTTAACGCATAACGAAAAGGCATACATAACCAGTCTCGAATCTTCGAAGATTTGTGACATAACGCTCTCAATTTTCAAGCAATCAATCGCCTATGGAATAGTCCTTTATGGCATCAAGAATCTTCCATCCGATGAGGAAACGAATATTCTTTATGTGACAATGCAGACGCATTATCCATACCTTACAACGGGCGAAATGGCTCTCGCTTTCCAACTTAATGCAGTTGGTCAAGAATGGCAAAGAATCGAATCATTTAATATCATGTCGGTAGCGTTTCTTTCTGATGTGCTGAAATCGTACAATGATTTTAAGATGAAAACGAATCTTGCACTTGACAAAAAGAAAGCAAAGATAGAGCTTCCATCTAACACAAGTGATGAGCCAGTAGATTGGACTGATACCTTCAATGAGGACATCCGACTATGGAGAGAAAACAAAAGAGATTTTGTATTGATGCTTGCACCTATGAAAGTCCGCACATTCTATGATAAGAAGATAATTAGAGATGAGATGTGGTCAGATGACGATTGGAAAAAGTGGCAATTTATGGCATACAAAAAGACATTGGATGCTCAATCAATCAGTGCATACAAGGCAAAGAGACTTGATAAATTAAGTAGGCAAAAGTTTAAAGATGACTACCAGTGTGAATTATCTCGACTTATCTATTCGGATATAATGGATAGTCATATCTTACAACAAAAAATAAAGGATGGGTTATGAGGCACGGCTCATTGTTTAGCGGAATTGGTGGCTTTGATTTAGCTGCCGAGTGGATGGGATGGAAGAATATATTTCATTGCGAATGGATGCCTTTTCCAAGACAAGTATTACATTATCATTTTCCAAAATCAATTAGTTATGAAGACATCACAAAGACAGATTTCACTATTCACCGAGGATCAATTGATATTCTCACAGGCGGATTCCCTTGTCAACCCTACTCAAGTGCAGGAAAACGACTTGGGAAAGAGGACGAGCGACATCTCTGGCCGCATATGCTTAGAGCAATTCAAGAGATTAAACCAACCTACGTTGTGGGCGAAAACGTTCGTGGAATTACTAATTGGAACGGGGGAGTGGTCTTCGAAGAAGTGTGCGCTGACTTGGAAGCTTGTGGGTACGAAGTACAACCGATACTATTGCCAGCTTGTTCCGTTGGTGCGCCACACCGAAGAGATAGAGTTTGGTTCGTTGCTACCAACACCACGAGCAAGAGATTGGAAAGGATGCGAGGGAAGGAGAGGAGATATTCCGAGTTACATAGAGGATGTAATGGAATTGAAAACTGGCAAAACTTCCCAACTCAATCCCCGATTTGTGGCGGAGATGATGGGCTTCCCTTCCGATTGGACGGAATTACCTTTTCTAAATGGAGACAAGAATCAATAAAGGGTTATGGAAATGCAATAGTTCCACAAGTTGCATATCATATTTTTAACGTAATACAAATGATGGATGAAAATTGAATTCCACGAAAAGCAAATAGCAGCTCTCAACGCATTGGCAATTGATAGCGACATCAAGCAGGTCTTATATGGCGGAGGTGTTGGTGGAGGGAAAAGTTTTCTCGGTTGCGACTGGCAAATAAAAAGACGGTTAAAGTACCCAGGTACCCGAGGCCTCATTGGTCGTGCAGAACTTAAGAAGTTGCGATTAAGTACAATGCAAACATTCTTTGAACTTTGCGCTCATCACAATCTTATCGCAGGAAAACACTATACATACAACGGTCAAGACCATGTCATCAATTGGTACAATGGAAGTCAAACGATACTAATGGACTTAGCTGATATGCCATCAGATACTGAGTTCCAGCGTTTTGGATCGATTGAATTAACTGATTATTTTGTAGACGAGGCGGGGGAAGTGAGTGAAAAATGCGTGAATATCTTGGCATCACGTGTGAGATACAAGCTAATCAATGACAAACCAAAGGGACTATTGACCTGCAACCCACACAAAGGTTGGTTGTATAGAGAGTTCTTTGACGCTAAACGTAGTGGACTAATTAGGTTGGACCGTGAATTTATCCAAGCCTTACCAACGGACAATCCCCACGTGTCACCAGTGTATCTTGAATCTCTTTTATTGCTGCCTGAAGTGGACCGCAAAAGACTTTTGGAAGGGGATTGGGATTACGATGAGACAAAAGATAGACTTTATGAGTACGATGATTTGTTAAGATGTTTCCGCACACCTGCCAATTCAAACGTTGATAAATTTATAACTGCCGACATTGCTCGAATGGGTGACGATAGGACAGTTATAGTTGTGTGGAATGGGTTACACGCTGAAACATTTGTAGTCTTGAAACACAAACCTATTAATGAGGTTGTGGACACCATTAATCAGTTGGTAAAAAGTCACGGTGTAAAGCTATCCAATGTGCTATGTGATGAAGATGGAATCGGAGGGGGAGCGGTTGATTATTTGCGTTGCAAGGGGTTTCTTAACGGATCAAAATCGGTGCGAGATAACTATATGAATCTCAAAAGTGATTGCTATTTCAAGCTTGGCGAACTCATCACAAATAATTTGATAACATTTGAATCAACTCACAAAGATACAATCGTCAAAGAACTGGAGATGATAAGACGTGAAAAGATTGATAGTGATGGGAAATTGAGAGTGACCAATAAAGAAGATTTGAAGAAACGTCACGGAATATCTCCTGACTTTGCAGACGCAATAATGATGCGTGCGTTTTATGAATTAAAAAAGAACTTTGGTAAATACGCATTCGCATAGATTTTTATTTATATTTGCAACAACTAAAAAAACAATATGGAACTAAACAAACTAATCAAGATGCAGGCGGAAAGCTACGCATCATTTGGAAACGATGACGACATGAGCGGCTCTGCTTATTTCGCCTTTATGGCTGGTGCTAAATACGCACTTGAATTAATCAGCAAACAAATCAATGATGAGTTATGATTAACAAAAAACAAAGTAGTGTTGAGTTTATATTCAATGCTTTCAACTTACTATCAGATGCCGACTTCAAAGCGTGGATGCTGAATAATCACGATGATATTAAAGCAATGCACATGAGAGAAATTGTTGATTCATACGTATATGGAGCAGCATATAACATAGATATAAAAAATGGATTGAGTCCGATTAATTACTACAAAGAAAAATTTGAGAAATGAAAAACAAAATTACCCACAATGACCACGAAAAATTAAAGGTGCTTAACCTACTTATGTGGTTACAAGCTTCGTTGTATGCAGCTGATGAATGTGAAACTGTCAAATGGTTTTACAACCATCAAACGAAAATGCTGATGAAGCGACTCAATGAGTCCATTCAAAAGGAACACGGCAAGACAATAACCGAATTGTGGAATGTTGACGGTGCTATACTACCTGATATTACTCGGCAGTTGGATGACTTTACTTATGAGATGGCAACGTACGGATATTGGATGTTACCCGAATTGACTAAGTTAATCCAGAATGCAAAGGAAGAAAGTGAAAAAGTGGAGGTGGTGAATGACTAAGCTATACACAAGAGAACAAATGATTGATGCATTTAGTTATGGTAAATCATTAGAACCATTTGATTGCTTTGATGACTTTATTGAAAGTCTAACCCCAATACAACTACCAACTGATGATGAGATTTTAGAAAAAGTAAATAATTTCCATTCGCTTGGAAGATTAGGTTTTAAAGAAGGCGCAAAATGGATGAGAGATAAAATCAAAGGAGGTGATAAATGAATAAACAAAGTAGTATTGATTGGTTTCAAGAACAAATTATTCAAATTGTGAATGGAACTTGTGAATTAACAGAAATTCAGATATTTGAACAAGCCAAAGCAATGCATAAGGAGGAGATAATAGATGCTTTTTATGAAGGTATTGAAAAAGAATCGAATGAACACGGCGCAATGTATTTAGATAAAACTGAAGCAAAACAATACTACAAAGAAACATTTGGAGGACAAGACAATGAGTAAGCAAAAGAAACTATTAATTATGTTTATCTTCACCTTAATAAGTGCATTGTTATTACCAATATTCACCCAATGGTATGAAGAAAAGACTGGTATATTTCCAGGTGCATTCTGTTTTCTTCTTTGTATTGGTGGAATTCTCTGTTATGTATTTATGTTTATGAATCAAGATGACAATGAAGAAATGCTTTAGTTGTAACCGCAAATTCCCATTGTTTTTCTTTTCAAAAGACAAGATGAAATATCAAAGGCCAAGTGATCATAAACGTGTTAAGTGTTGTCGCATTTGTAACTACTTCAAATGGTCAAAAGATGGGGAAGGTTGGTTCTTTGATTATTCCAAAGGTAAATTCACAAAAGAAATATTTAAGTCTAAATTTAGCGTATTAAAAAGAGTATTAAGATGAAAAAAGAAATAAATTCAATAGAAAGACTAATTGAGCAATTTAGAAAGTCTATGAACGATCATTATTATGATTTCGGAAAGGCATATTTAGTGCATTTTAATAGAGATTTAGAAGATGCCCGAAGGCAGTATAAAAATAAAATTACTGAAGCTTATTGTCAAGGAATGATTGCAGGAAATAATAAAGAGGTGCAAGATTGCAATTTTCGTGAATTAGAAATAATTGTAAATGCAACAAATAATTACTACCGAAATAATATAGAGAAATGAATATAACACACGATTTCGACAACTGCCAGTCAGATGTCTACAAAGAAGTAATAACCGATCTAATCTCCAGGGAGAAGATGGGCAGGATGAAGTACGGCACAACGGTGGATAAGGCTAATCTATCTGAAAAGGAATGGATGCAGCACGCTTATGAGGAAGCTTTGGACTTTGCTATCTATTTAAAACGAATGATGTCAAAAAAATGACATTAGCACCTGATATCAAAAGAGTGGCATTGCGCCACTTTTTTTTTGCTTTTAATTGTTCAGTTAATTGTGTATTTAGGTTGACATTTTGCTGCTCTAATTGTGCAATATATCGCACATTATGCTCATTTAATTGTGCATATGTATGAATTATGCTACGATTATTCTTATCTAATTCAATATAATAATCCAATGACCTTACACCCAAGACAATTAACCGTCTTTCAATGCTCAAAGAATCCAGCCCCTTCCAGTTCAATGAGTCTTTGAATTGCCCTTGCGTATGCGCTATCAATGGCAACGCTATCAAGAAGGTAAATAGTATCAATGTCCTTTTCATAAATCGTTTTTAATTTGGTGCGTTCAATGGTTAGCGTGTCTATTGTCCGCAAATATGCGGTGATTGTATCCGAACTGGTTACAATTTGTACCCTACTTGAATCAGGTCTGCAAATTAAAATACCAATGGCAATGCCAATGCTAATAGATATTACCTTGATTAATACGATAGTTCTTAACGTGAAATTCTTTTCCATTGCCTCTTGTGATTATTGCAAATCCGTGATTGTATTTACTATATGGATTGTAGTCAGGTGACAATTCAGATAGACACCCCACACCCCAGCACGTTATCACCTTTCCATTTACATCCCTTTCAGTATGCTCAGCAGTTTGGTGGTGATGTCCGCACATTGCATTTGCTTTTGTCTTTAAGAATAACCCACGTGCAACGTTAACTGATGGGATAAATTGCTTTCCGAATTCGTGGCCGTGAAATATAGATAGACCGCCTACATTCAATTTGTTTTTACCTTCAATCCACTGCACGTTATTTTTATCAAGATGGCAAAGTGATGCGAAATCGAATGCATCAATGTCGAATAGTTCAGGTGCTTTCACTCTCATATATCTCCAGTAGCGTTCTTCGTGGTTTCCTTCCTTGTAAATGATTTCCGCTTTCGGGAAAGTTTGTCGCAATTCGGAAATGAAAGTACGCATCGCATACAACTCATCCTTAAATTTTCTTTTCTTTGGGTCTTTCACAAAGTCAGAAATCATATGGCAGTCAAGTGCATCTCCATTCAATACAACTGTATCGACTCCTTCGTCTAATCCAGTTTGGATAGCTACTGAAATTGCATCAATGTCGTGGTATGGAATGTGAATATCGGATAGAATTAAAATCTTTTTTCCTTTGATGTCAATGTGCTTCCTTCCTTTTGCATATGACTTTGGTAACTTGAATGGGTTACGTGGTCTTTCCTCTGATGTGTACAATGATTTATCAGTTGTTTGTTTTCGATTCATTACACCATTTTTGCCTTCAATTCTACGCAATATACTCCTTGCATCTTCTACTCCAAGGAACATTTCAAAATGTTCTTTGCTTAACTTCTTTGCCAAAGTTAAAGTTGGTGTGTCTGGAAAACGCTCACGCAATTCTCTTGCGATTTTTGTTTTTTGACTTTCTGCCATATATTTTAGAATGGTTGGTATACTGTCCTACCACCACTCTTGACCGCACGTAACACTTGACCTCTATTTCCATCCTTATTGAAACTTACGTGAACCCAAGAAGGTGCGTTCTCACTTCCAAACTCCCATATGAGTTGGTCAAATGTACAATTATTTCTGATGTAATCAAATATCTCTTTGTTATTTATGCCACCGTGAATATCCGCATCGATATCCAAAGCTTTACCCTCCATATGGCTCGATGACTTACTCCCGCCAATACGTGTATTAAGTTCACGGCTTCTGAACCCTGACGAGATACCAATAGGCTTTCCGAAATGTTCACGCACCTTATCAAAAATGTTGGTGCAAACTAACTTCAGATTACCCAATTGTTCAGCATTTGGAACGTTACCAATGCGCAAGGCTTGTGCTTGGTTGCTATGCGTTACCTCTTTATAGCTTACGTATTTACTTATCTTTTCCATCAGTCATCGCATCGGTTATATCTTCACTCTTTCTACCTATAATGGTCTTAATCTTACTCCACAAATCTTTTCCAGTCACTGACTCAATTGATTCTATAATTGATTTGAATTCAATGATGGCTACCACGGTTGCTATCAACTTTGTAATGGGGATAAGTTGCTCTATTATGTAGGTCTCAATTAAGAATCCGCTAACGATTGCAATTTGATACAACATCAATTTAGTTACTGTATCACTCATCCTGCGAGATCTAATTCGCTGACCTAATTTGATAGCTTTCCACACACCAACAACCATATCCATAGCCACCAAAAAACCAATGGTAATCATCAGTTCTTTGATAGGTAAAAAGACCGTTGCAATACCCAATAGCCACAACTTAACCTTCATCTTTTCTCTTGCTTTTTGAGATATTGTTTTAAAAGTTTTTCGTACTCCTTTCGTTTTAATACGATGGAGGGAGAAAGTCTTTTATTGACCATTGGTTGCGCCATTGTCTATATGAATTACTGATTAAAAAATTACTCTTGCCGTATGGGTTTCTATCGGGGAAAATATTGTTGTCGGTATTGTTGGTATATTCGGGAAACAACGTTGAATTATAGCACAAATAATCCACCATTCTTTTGGTATACCAACGTGCGTTTTGTCTTGCAGCTTCTTTGAGTGACTCCATTTCTGATTTAGTAACTGGAGTGGTATCTTCACTTTGTCTGCTTACCAAGTTACCGTTGTCGTGTTTGTACAAAAGTGATGGGTAAAGTTCTACCATTGTCCACCACAACACCACCTTTAACACGTATTCATTAAGTAACGTAGCGTAATCACCTGATAAGGTGTTATTGCTTACATCATCTTTCAATTTTACCGTTAAATTTGTACCCAAAAAGTTGGTCAAATACTTATCTTGAGCCAAATAAATGGCAGGTCTGATGAGGTTCGGATCAACTGCATCGGTTAAGGGAGTGAACTTCTTTATATAATCCTCATTGATGAGTAATATCTCTTGTGGTATTGGCATCTTTCTTAATTTTTATTTGTTTCCGAAACGTGGATTTGTGGGTAGAAATCCGTTGTATGGCATATCAATTGGCTTCTTTTCTACTAAGTAATTGTTGCGAACTTTATAGCCTGCCTTTTCAGCTTTTGCCCAAGCCTGCGTGCGCACATTTGGGTTGTTCAAATCCAATCCAAATCCTTTAGCACTTATGTACAATTGCTTTTTCCAAATGTGGTGACAATTACCACCACCTTTATACAACCAACATGAGTAAGTATCCGCACCATTGGGTCCCCATCCTGGATTAACTGCCTTATTACCCATCGCTAAAATATCTTCCTTTCTATAAAGCTTGTCAGCTTGTAGCATTTTAGTACAAAAAGGTCTTGATACATCGGTTAGCTTTCCGCTATAACGGTAACGTGTGTAATACTTGCGCTCATCTATTGTTTGGTCTTGCTCACTCGTGGCATTTGGCTTAGCCGTTCCCGTGCTTACTTGATGGATTTCGACTGCATCAAAGATGTGTGAGATAGCTTCATTTTCGCTATCATCTTCATCATAATCTACATCATATTCATCAATCAAAATCCAATCTTCATTTGCATCCTCTCCAAGTTGGATTAGTTCTTCAGCTATTGCATTGAGCGCATCTGCTTCAGGTACGCTTTGGTGTTCGCACTCAACTTTTTTTTTTTGCTGCACCTCAGTTGGTTCAGGTTGCAAAATTTCGTTTGGCAAAACTTGCGGACTGCTAATGATATTTGATGCCTTGCAAATTTCCATTACTGAATCAGCAATTAATCTTTGATATGGCTCAATGACTTGTTTTTGGAATATGAAAAGTGCAGTCTTTAACTCATCGGTATTGCTACCCAATCCACCACCATCTCTAACACCAAAAAGCAAAGGTGAAGTTACACGGTGTGCAATCATTATTTGCTTTGTGCATTCTTCACTTAAGAATTGATATTGCTTATCTGCATCCGTTAAAGGAAATGCAGTGAAATCTACCCCTCTATCTCTTTCCTCATTGAAGAAAGTTAGCACCTTTCCAGCGTTATCTGCACCTTGAATTGATGCAGTAAGCTGATTTTTAATCATATGTTGTTCTTCAAGTGATGGAATACCATTATTGAAAGACGCAATTAATGAAGGAAAGAAACCATTAAGAATATTATTAACGTGGTATTCTCCGATTTGTCTTGTAAGTTCAATATAATTGACGCTACCAACGTAATCAGGCTTGGGATAATACTCACTTCCAAGCTTCAAAGTGTGAACGAACATCACTTGCTTTGGTAGTTCCTCTTTATATTCAACGTTAAACATTGGAATGTAATGGGGAATGTTTTTCTTTTTCCTCATATCACTCCAGTCACGTGAATACCATACACCAGTTACATCATCTTGCTCATCGCTACATCCTAAACGGCAATTTTCGTAAGGTAAATGATTAACTTGTGCAATGGTGCTTCTATCCATTGACCAAATGACCTCCAAATAGTAACCTCCAAACAATTTAAGGTCACGTGCTATATTGGGTAAAATTGAATCGAATTTAATTGACTGCAAATATTGGTTAGCGATGGAATTACCACCAACTACATTTTGTCCTGCAATCATTTGGCTAATTGAATTGACAATTGATCCGTGTACTGGACTTTCATTGTATAGTTCAATCAAATATTGTGGGTACATATTAGATTCCCCAAAATTCACCCATCCCCTTGATACGTTTTCTCTTTCAATAGGCGCAATCTTGACGTATTTCGCCATCTCTATTTGAGTAGCACCTACTCTTTGCTTTATTTCGTCTATTAGATTAGCCATTGTATTCTATATCGTTTGGGATGGTTAGTGTTGGTTGGTCAAAATACTGCGTTAACGTAGTGAATTGAATAAAGCCACGCTTAATCTCTCCAACCACATCAGCATCAGCAGGATCAAGGTTGCTATTCGAATTTTGACCATATATAACATAGTTGTAACGGCCTCCATCAGTGATGAGAATGCTGCCATTAACGGCATCATCTGCATTTGTACTAATTGACAACGTTGTGATTCTCTCATTCGTGCTTATTAGCGTTGGAATAACCGCAAATATTTCTAATGTAATTTCGTTTTGGATAACCAATAGATAATCCGTGAACGAAGATAAAAGCAAAACCCCTTCCTCTAATGAAAGAAGAAGGGTTTGCGAGGCAGTATTTGTTTGCAAGTAATTCATTTACTTACAAAGATAATTAAACGTTGGTAGTTGACACAGTAATTCCTGCGAAGTTATCGAAAGGAATAGATGTGAATGACTCCAATCTATAAGCCTTATTCTTTTCTTCAGCAGTCAATGTGATAGTGTACCCATTCAAGTCACCTTTTGCAACTCCAGTAGCGGTTGATGCGGCAGTTACTTCAGCACCATCGAAACGGCCAACCATCCAAATGTTGTCGTTGTTATCTTGTACAAAAACAATTAAACGATTTTTAGCAACCAACTCCAATTGCTTTCTACGTGCAGCAGTCAATTTGAAGAATGTAGCGGTAACGGTTTGAGTGTAGAAAATAGTTCCATTCTCAACACTTGATGCTACCTCTTCGGTAAAGCTTCCCGTGTGCTTTGGACAAATGTATTTATAGATGGTTGCAGTTGGCAATCCATTAACTTCTTCAGCACCATCAATACTGATATTAGTTAAAAAATCAGCGTGTTGCTGCAAGTAGATTGCTTTAATTCCACCGATTGTATCTTTACAATCAAGGTTGAATCCTGCGGTTAATTCACAAGCCATATTATTATATTTTTTTATTAGTTAAAATAAAGGGAAGGCAGACCTAACCACCTTCCCTATTACTTGTGGTTAATTAAGAATTAGAACCGAAAACTACGTCTTGGTAAACACCAACTTGAACTCCTACACGGAATCTCATTGCCATACGTACGTTGTCAGATGCATCAGTCAAAGACATATCAACTACTCTTACTTCAGCGAAATCAGAGTTAGCATCTACACCTACAAACAAGTTAGAAGGTTGTGCAGCAATTACAGTTCCGTTGCTCATTCCGGGGCAAACATAAATGTCATATCCATTGAACTGCAAGTTGAAGCTATCAGAAGCTTGGAACATTTGCAAATATCCATCAGCAGCAACTGCTTGGCGATAGAACTGGGCAGTAGCACGGTTCATATACAACTTTGTTTCAGTTGAACCAATCAAAGCAACTGGTAAATTGTCAATTACTTCATTCAAGTTATCGATTACAGTACCAACTGCCATTGCACCTGCATTCCAAGTGAAGTTAGCATACGTACCTGCAGTAGCGTTAATCTTCTTTTCGAAGCCATCAAATGCAGGATAAGTTCCACTTGGAGCGTTACCTTGCCAAATTGTGTACTCGATGTTTTCAGCAACTTTCGCAGCTGCATATCCAATCAAGAAATCATTGAAGTTAGCAGGAACTACATCATTGATGAATCCACGACCAGTAGCAGCAGCTTCCCAGTCACGTGCAAATTCAGCTTTGCACAATTCCAAGTTTACTTTCAAATCAGATACCGTCAAAACTGACTCATCCAAGTTCAAAGATCCTGCTTCAGAAAAGTTGCAAGATGCAGCTTGAACCAATGAAGCTGCGTTTGACAACTTTTTCAATACTGCCTTGTATTTTACACCCTCTTTAAGAGTAACGTATCCTTTTGCCAATGTATCCCCTGAAAGGATGGCAGCGTTGATGTACGGTAACGCTAATTCACCTGCGTAGGTTGAACTGTTAATAGTTAAGCTATCAGCCATTTTTTTCTTTTTTTATTTTATTATTTGTACTTATTTATAATTGAGAAGATTCTGTTTTTAGAATCCATTTTAGCCAAGTTGATTGGCTCACTTTTCGCAACTGAAGTAGACTTCTTAACGCTATCAACTGCGGGTTGCTTTGACATCTTTTCGATTGTAGATGAAAGAGTTTCTTTCTCTGCATTCAAGGCAGCAATCTTCGCTTCAAAAGCTTCAACCAATGAATTGATAGTGCTTTCAAATTCTTCTTTGCTTACACCTTCAAAAGCTGCTTGCTTTTCTTCTTCAATTTCGATTTCAACCTTTGGCTCTTCTTCCATTGGTTCTTTGATTTCTGTGATTACACCACTTGCAACCACGATAACTTTTCCTTCAGCAGTTGTATGCTCTCCATCAGGTGCAGGAACTGGATTACCATCCATATCCATAATGAATAACTCGCTACCAACTGCGAATTCAGCATCGGGAGAATATACTTCCGTGCCATCAGCCAAAACGGCCATTGCCATCTGAGCTTCTTTTGTGATTTCCCCTTCTGCGGACAACTGAATACCAAAGGCTTCTT